TTTCGAGTCCACCTAGGGTTGTCAATGACTTAGCTCCGCGCCTCTGGCGCGAGTGTAAAGATTTCCGACACCGCACATGCGAAATGGGGCGGGTGGTCGTAACGCGTGGTAAGCAACTTGATGGCTGGGGCGTCATAGACAAATCGGCCAGTCATTGCGTCCTATAATGTCCGTTTGCGGACGGAGAACGAATGTTCGGTCACCACCACCACCACACGCCAGCCCCGATCAGGCCCCACAGCATGAGGCCGCCCACCACGCCCAGCAACACGCCACGGGCCGTGCTCAGGAGGTCGTCATAACCACTCCTCCGCCGGATAGTTCTCGCTCAGACATGGCGCGCAAATCATCGTGCCCTCTGGCCACCGCGGTCTCGGTGCCAATGGCGATGAGGCGTCTCCGCAGAAGCTGCACCACTGCCCCGATCGCGAGCGGATAAGCTCGGGGCCACACTTACTGGACGATCGGTGTTCGCGCCGGTGTGCCGTGGCGTTACTGGCCTCTCTTCCGCTGCTTCTCATCCTGCGGCCACCTTCTCCGGCTCAGCCGGCCAGTCCTCGCCCTCGTCGTCCGGCTCCGGCGGGTCGGCTAGGTAGCGCTCCTCGATGGTGCGGTGTGCGGCGATAATGCGCGCCTTGGCCGGTGACGGCTGGCCCATGCCGGCGAGCCTGACGATCTCCACCACCTCGGCCTTCGCGAGCAGGATGCCCAGCTCCGTGTTGTTGGCGTCGCGGGCGACGATCTCCATGCTCTCGGCCCACTGCGCCCAGGTCTTTTTTTCCGGCTCGGGCTGTAGGGGCACTGCGGCATTGAGGCGGTCACGCTCGGACGGCTGAGCAGCCACAGGCTCCTGCGCCGGCACGGCTGGCTTCAGTCCCGTCGCCTCGAACGGAATGTCCTGTGCCTCCTCGGCGCTCATCAGCCCCTTCAGCACATCGGGGAACGCGTCGCGCAGACAAAAGCCGCGGGCGCGCATCTGCAGCATGCGCTCGGGATAGCTGTACCAAGGGCCGGCATCGACCTCATATGGGCCGTCACGCCCCTGCTTTTTCCGCTTCGGCTCATCCGACCAAAGTTTGGCGCGCTTCGCGTCCGCGACGCTGAACTTGCCGCGCACCGGCTGCGGGTCGTCCGCCCGGATTGCCTCGCAGTAGTACGTCAGAGCGTCCCCTTCGCCTTCGTGCCATTCCCGAATACTGCGGCACTTGCCGGAGGCACGGCACAGGCCGGGGATCGCATCGCCCCAGATCGCCGGACGGCCGTTGACGACCGCGATGTTCTGGATCGCCTGCATCGGCGGCAACCCGAGTTCGCTGCCCATCTGCACCGCGATGCAGATCGCGTCCGGCTTGCCGATGTAGTCCTTCGGCACCATGCCGGAGCGCGCTGCTTTTTCGGCAAAGCGCTCGATTTCCTCCCAGCTTTTCAGGCGCACCGGCGCGGGGCGCTGCTGCACTGCCTCCATGCGGTGGATGATGTCGTCCAGCACCGACCGGACTTCGGCCTCTGGCACGAGGCGCGGTGCCTCCGCTGTTGCGGTCTGGCTCATGTGGTCTCCTTCCTGGCCCTGATGACCAGGCTCATTGCGTTCGGCACGGCGAGCGAGACGCCGGGGATTTCCTGGCCATCGGTCAGCGCGGATTTCAGCGCCCGCTTATCCAGCTGTGGCGGCGGCTGCGTGTAGAAGTCGCGTGGGATCACGCTCTCGTCGGCGATATTCAAAAATGCCGGCTTGCGTGACAGTCCAGCGGCGTGATGCTCAGCCGTGATGGTGGTGCAGCCGCTCGCTTCCATCGCTTCGGCCAAGGCATCTCGGGCTTCTCTCACCGCCATATCGGCGGCGGCATGCAGGCCGTCCGCGGCGATGACCGCCTCTACCGCAGCGCGCATCACATCGACCACGTCAGCGGCCTTGGAAACGGCCTGGGTGGCGTATGTAAAGGCGCGGCCCGCAACGCCCACTGACTGTGCGGCGGCCGCCACGCGGCCTTTGAGGGCTATGGCGAGGCTGTCGGCGAATGTCGTGCTCATGCCGCCTCCTCTGGCGTCACCAGGCGCGGCTTGCGCCGATGCTGGCGCTTGCGCGGCTCCATCAACTCGATGGACTCGCTCACCAACTCGTTGACGATGCGCTCTAAGTGCTGCACTTCGCTGGCGACGAATTGCAGTTTGATCGCCTCGGCCGGGTGGGATGCTTCGAGCCGCCCGGCAATGCGCAGCAGGATCTCGTGGGTCACGGCCACACTTCCGGAATGTGATACGGCGCCGGCTCGGGCAACTCGCCGGCGTCGACCTTGCGCAGCAGCGCCTGTGCCTCGGAGCGCCAGTGCGGCAGTCCAGCAACGGCGGATTTCAGACACTCCAGCAATTCCCAGGCGTGCATCTCGGCCGAGACCTCCTGCCGTTTCTCAATGCTGATGGCGTCCAGTGCGTCGGTCATGGATCGTCCCTCCCGTGTGGTTCGCAAAATCTGACGGAGTCTTGCAGCCACTGGGCCGCATGCAGCCGACAGCAGAAGCCGGCACCTTCGCGCTGGCCTTTGCCACCAGTTCCCCATGATATTGTCACGCGCACACGCTCCGGCGCTTCGGATAAATCCTTGGGGCAATCGGCATATTGGCAAATGTCGGCGCGAGCGATGAGCCTGCCCATGCTGTCGGTCATGGCGTGTCCCTAGGGTGTGGTTCGCGCATCTCGTATTCGAGCTCGCGCGGGTCGATCTGCTCGTCCAGATAGCGGCCCATGGGTTCGTCGTAGGCGGCCGCATCGTAATTGCAGCAGGCATCGCAGGCGGCGTATTCGCAGCCATACATCTCGCCGTGGTGCAGGCGGTCGGTGAAGCGACTGCAACAGTCGCAGGCCATCCAGTTGGTCAAGTTACGTACTCCGCGTCCTCGAGCCATTCGGCGTGGTGTGCGGTGCAGACGAAGTGCGCGCCGACGCGGGAGCGCCAGATGTGCGTGGCGGGGGAGCCGTTGCCGCACTCCTCGCATTCCGCATCGCCGCTGCCGTGGCAGGCGTCGCACGCACCGCCATCACGCACATCTGGGTCATTGCCGCCGTAGCGGGACAGGTAGATGCGGCCCGAGCCGCCGCACTCGGGGCAGGGCAGGGGCGTGTTCAGGCGGGGCTGGAAGCGGCTCACAGCCACCCCCTCCCGGCGCAGATGGAGCAGACGCCGCCGCGGAACCCGTGCGCGTGACGCCCGCTGCCGTTGCAGGCGTCGCAGAGCGTGGACGCGTCCAGATTGTTGCTGGAGTCCACAGAATTAGCGACGCGTGTAGTAGTTGGGTTGTGGCGCAATTTGCTGATTGCCAGACCGTCATCGGCGCGTAAGCTACCTGCAACACCAGGGAGGCCGATGTGACCCGTGCCGTTCTCTCTGCAATCGGTAACCATGAAAACCATCCGTCTCGTGATGACGGAGGTATGCTTAGCAGCAGTAAGCAGAGAACGCAAGCGGAAATATTAGCTGAGGTAAGTTACCTGCTTAGCGGGCCATCAGGCGGAGAGGCTGCGACGATTAGCCGGGTGGCGGATACGCTCTGGGCTCTTGCTTTCGGTGACCCTCATTGCGAGGGCGGCCGCGGTTTCGAGGATGTTGCTCTGGAGTTTGGTGGGGAGGCGCCGAAAGAACGCGACGAGCCTGATCTCCTCTGGATCATCAAGCAGTAGCTGGTCTTCCGCCGCTAGCCCGCTCAGCAATTCTGATGGCCTGATCCCGAGAACTCGCGCCAATTCAACCAAATTGCTGGTCTTGATGCCCTTGCCGCCGCCGCCGCCTTCCCACTGAGCCACAGCGCTTTTGTCGACGCCCAGGCGGTCCGCCAGGACACGCTGGGTGATGCCGGCGCGCAGGCGCGCTGCACGAATCCGATCCCCGATATTCATGCAGGTAAGGTGGACTGTCGGGATTTCCGTCGCAGTAAGCAAAGGCTTGCCGTCTCCGCTTAGTCCTGGTAAGCGTAGGCCATGCGCGATCAATGCCTTGACCGTCTGATGCAGATCCGCGGCGCCACGAAGCGTCTGGCCGATGGCCTTGGCATCTCTACGGCCGCCGTGTCGCAGTGGGAGCGGGTGCCTCGCGACCGTGTGGTGCAGGCCGCCCGCATTCTCGGCGTGTCGCCCGAAGATCTGAGGCCCGACCTCTACACATCCGAACCAGCCGAGGCGGCGTAGCGATGCCGCGTCCGCACCACCACGCCCGAGCCACGCATCCGCACATGACAAGCCTGTTGCGCTGACACGACAGAAGCGTGTCGCGGGGGCGGCGCGCAGGATTTCCGGGGAAACGTCATGCCGCCGAATTATCCACAACGGGCCGGCCCTGTCTCGGAAACGCTCTCCGACGAGGAGGCGCGCGCCATCCTGCGGCTCGCGGCCGAGCCCTACGGCCCCCAGGACAACAAGAAGTCGCTCATCGCCAAGGCAGCCAAGGCGCTCTCCCTGACCTACAGCCGCGCCAAACGGCTCTGGTACGCCGAGGATGACAGCCCGCTGCGTGCCGAGGAGGCCGCCCGATTGCGGGCCGAGAAAGAGCGGCTTTACCGGCTTCGCCTGGCGCGATTGCGCGCCGAGATCGATGAGACCGAACGCCTGATTAACGAGGCGAGGTGGCGCCATGAAGCCGGTATGGCTGCGGATCGCCGCAGCGCTGAACAGGCTGGCCAAATGGTTCTCCCGCTGGGCAGGCGCACGGCATGACGAGCCCGGCGGCGGCCTGGATGACCGCTGACGCCATCATCACGGCGCGCGAGTTGTGGGACGCGGGTCTGTCCTGCTCCGAGATCGCGCGGCGGGTCGGCACCACGAAGCACAGCATCATCGGCCTGGCGCACCGCCGGGCGTGGCCGCCGCGGCCGTCGCCGATCGGGCGCACCAAGGACGAGGTGCGGGAGGCAGCGACCGAGCGGAAGCCGGAGAAGCCGCACCGGAAGGCGGGCGCGCCCCTGCCAAAGCCCAAGGCATCGCCCAAGCCGAAGCCCGCGCCTGTCGTCCTGCGGGTGGCGTGCAAGCCGGAGCGGCTGGCGGTGCCCACGGCTAGCTTCAGTGGCTGCCAATGGATCACCGGGCGGAAGCCCTGGAGGTTCTGCGATGCCCCGGCCGAGCGTGGCGCTTGGTGCGCTAAGCATCATCGCATCGTCTACCAGCACCGCAGCGCGCTGGTGGCGGCATGAGCGCGCGGCGCAAGCAGTTCGTGATGACCATGCCGGTGGTGCCGGAGCACAGCATTCAGCGCACCGTCGTCGGCGTGCTGCGGATGGAAATCGGCCCCGAGGCCAAGATCAGCGAGCACGGCGTGACGTGGTTCTCGATCGACCACGCCAACAACCATGGCGAGGTGCCGGGCATTCGCGTGGGCCGCGGCATTCCGCCGGGCATCTTCGACATGGTGGTGCTGTATCAGGGTCGCGCGTTCTGGATCGAGCTCAAGAGCCGTGACGGCATCGTGTCGGACCCGCAGCGCAGCATGGCGGCGACGCTGCTGCTGTCGGGCTGCCGCATCGGCGTCGCGCGCGATGTCGACGAGGTGCTGCGCCTGCTCACGGAATGGCAGATCCCGCGCAAGCACATCGTCCGGGTGGCGGCATGAGCGAGAGATCCAAGCACTGGCCGTGGTGGACGCCGGCAGGATGGGAACATGATCCGGCACCAGATGAGTTTCTGCCGACGCTCGCTGCCGACGATATTGCACCAGCCTTGGAGGGTGCCGGCTACATCGAAATTGCGCGCATTGGCAATGCCGGGGACTTTGAAACGAGTTATGAAGTCTCGGTGTATTTCAATCGTCACGACAAGCATCTTTACGTCGATGTCAGTGGCGACTTGGCAATGTGGTGTGAGTTCTTTGTGCAAGATCTGCATCGGGCAGCTTTCTTCGTGGACAAGCTGCCGGCCCTCATCGGCACGATCGGCAATCTGGAATCGTCGCGCGAATTGCGTCTCATTCGGCGCGCGTTGATCAGTTTCATCCGTCACGGAGAAGGCGAGTCCACGATCGACGCGGATGGCTTATGGACGTTTGATGAACAACGAGAGCAACGCGCCAACCTTCGGCGGCGGCGTGAGGCGGAAGCGGCAAAGGCGGCGAAGGATACGGCCGCATGACCGAGCACGCCTACACCGGCAAGCTCTACCGCGGCACCGAGCCCGACACGGTGCGCGGTTGGATCGTCGATGCGCTCGGAGCCCGCATCGAGCTGTCGGGCGTGCGCGATCCGCGCGGCGGCGGGTATCTGCTGGTGGGGCGCGTGGTGCTGCCGGCGCACCTCGAGGTCGAGGGGATGGACACGCCATGAACACCCGCCTCCGTTCATTGCGGCGCTGGCTGCCGCAGGACGTGATCGACTGGATACTGATCGCCATTGCGCTGCTGTCGCTCAACCAACTGCTGAGCCTGCTGCCATGACCCCGCACTACCGCCCGGAGCGTGACGTGGTGCTGTGCGCTGGGTCTCGGCAGCCGCGCGACCGCTGCACCCAAGACGGCGCGCAGGCGCTGGCGTGGCAGTTGGACGCGTGGTGGCACGATCGCGGCTACCTCACCGTCAGGCACTGGGTCGAGCGGGTGCGGCTGCCGAAGGTGTCGCGGGTGACCGACAGCGAGGACGGCGTGGCCGGGCTGTGGGTGGTGCGGTCCAACCTGGTGGCCGGCATGCCGCCACAGAAGGGGGCGCTATGACCTTCCATTCGATGCGAATCAGGAGCACAAACGAAATGCCGCCCCGGCAAGGGCGGCATTGTAACCGTTTCAACCGGCTGCTCGAGGCAGCGCGAGATAGGGCGACTTCCATCCCCTGTTTTGCACACCTCGAGCGCCGAAGCAAGAGAGGTGTGTCTATGACCAAAGACGTATACGACCCGAATCCGAAGCGGAAACCCATCAACCGGCTGACTGCCATTGTGGTCAGCAGGGGCGAGAGATGGAAGCCACGCAAGCAGTTGTACCAGTCGTGGTTTGCGTGGCGGGACGTTCCTATTCCGGTCCTCCCGTATCCTGTTGGTTCGGCTGGCGGCCAAGGAATGGAAATCGGTTTCCGGGCTGGTCGGCTTGTCGTCGTAGGTTATGGCGGCAGTAGCAGCGATGGCGCGAAGTGGGTAGTTCGCTGTGACTGTGGGGCGTATGGCCACCAAAAGGCTCGATGGTTGCGTTCAGAAGCGGCGAAAGAGCGGGCGGCCTGCCCGGCCTGCGATCACCTAATCGAGTTGAAGTCGGGGCGTTACTTCTCCAGCGATGGTGGCGCGCTATGAGCCACGCGAACGGTTATCGCTGGTCTAAATTCTGGTGGCAGGACTGGTCGAGCGACGCGGCGCTTCGGGCGTGCAGCCTGGCCGCGCAGGGCCTGTGGATGCGGCTGCTGTGCATCATGCACGAGGCGACGCCACGGGGTTACCTACTGCTGGACGGCGAGCCGCCGACCGCCAAACAGCTGGCCGCGATCACCGGGGCGACGCTCAAGGAACTTGCCACATTGCTCGCTGAACTGCGGGCGGCCCGCGTCTACAGCATCGACGGCGGCGGTTGGATTTATAGCCGCCGGATGGTCAAGGACACCCAGGCTTCGGAGAAGGGGCGCGAGACCGGGAGACTCGGTGGGAACCCAAACCTCATCAATGGGGAGATAGCCAAGGAGGATAGGAAGCCCCGTTTCCGAAGGGTCGACCACCCTCGCCGGGTGGAACGGGTGTTTGAGAAGAGCGACGGCAGGTGCCATTGGTGCAACGCACCATTGGCCTGGGACGAGTTCCACGTCGACCATGTGATTGCAATCAGAGATGGTGGAGGCAACGACGAGTCGAACCTTGTCGCGGCCTGTCCACCCTGTAACGGAAAGCGTGCTGTGGGGTTAACCACTACCGCAACCCCACCCACAACCGAACCGTTAACCCCGTCCGCAACGGTAGAGTTAACCCCGTCCCACAACCCAGAATCAGACTCAGAGGTACAGTCAGAGCCAGATAAGGAAGAAAGAAAGGTACTTAAATTACCTACTTTAGAGAAGAAACTCGCGCGAGCGCGCACGGAAAACCCGTCGCCCGACAGCCTCTCGGAGCTCATGGCCGAGGCAAAAATCCCGCAGCCGGAGGGCAAGCTCGACCCCAACGCCATCACCGCAGCGCACGTCCGCCGGGTCACCAAAGCATGCACCATGAGCATCCCATACGGTGAGGTGCGTTCGGTGGAGGCCCAGATCGATGCTATGCGAGACGCACAACCGGCGGCTGTAGGCGCTGAGGTCACCATGGGCCTCAAGTGGAGGCCGGTGGAGCCGGTCCGCTCCGTCGCTGAGCAGCTGGCGTGGCTGGCGGCCAACCCATGACCACCCTCGCCGATGCCGTCCACGACATGGACGCACACGCCCACGCCGTGCTCGCCACACTGCCGGATCAGATCGAGCAGGCGCTCGCCGTCATGGGCTACGCCATGTCCCTGCTCATGCACGGCATCGAACCCGAGCACCGCCTCGAGGCCGCACGCAACTGGGTGCTGGTGCTCCTCAACACCGTCCACCGCGGCATCGAGGACCAACTCGATGCGACCAAGCACTGATGCGCATTCTCCGCATGCCCGTCCGCTGCCTGAGCTGCGGCCACACCTGGAACGCCGAAACCGTGACCGACGCCCACTTCCGCATCGTCATCGCCTCCTGGAAGGCGCTGCACTGCCCGAACCCCGCATGCCGCGCCGACTGGCGCAGGCTGGCGTTCGTGACCACACCCCCGGATGATCCCGGTGCTTGACGGCGGCCACAACCAGGATTTACCTGCCCGCCACGAGCTACGCGGCCAGCCTCGATCGGCCGCCACGCCGTGCGGGACGCATCCAGACGGGCGAGACTGGAGCGTCGTCCACACCAACCCAAATGCCGAAACGTGGGCAGCCGCCAACCTCCAGCGGCGCGGCTTTGTGACGTTCCTTCCCGAAACAACCGTCCGACGCCGCGACCGCGCCTCTCACCGCCGCTTCCTCACTGCCTGCGTCCCGCTGTTCCCGCGTTACTGCTTCGTCATGCTCGCGCCAGACTGGCCAGCCATCGCCCGAACCGCAGGCGTTCACGCCCTGCTCATGACCGACGGCAAGCCAAGCATCGTCGCTGAGGCCGATTTCCGGGCCGTACAGGCCGCCGTGGCTTCGGCCGCTACCCAACCACCGGAAACCGCGTTCTGGCCGCCTGGCACCCCTTGCAGCCTCGCCGTCGGGCCATTCCAGGGCATGGACGCCGTCGTGCTCTCGGTTCACCGCAACATCGCCAGCGTGGGCATCATGTGCATGGGCGCACTGCGCTCCGTCTCGGTCGATGTCGCGTGCTTGATGGAGCGCAGCCTGCCGTGATAAGCTACCCACGCATACGCTCCCCAGGTTCGGTAGAGTTGGGAGCCCAGGCCCGCTGTTGCATAGGCCCTCTCAGGGCGGGTTGGTTAGAGGGGCAGGCCGAACCGTCGTTGCTCCAGCACTCCGTCTCGGTCGATGTCGCGTGTCTCACCACACGAGGTGATTGATGCCCAAAATCCTCGATGAAACCGTAAGGCGCCTCGCCGCTCGCGGCCTCCCAAAAGCATCACAATGGCCCATCGCTGTTGCAGCGCAGCAACGCGCAGGAAACATTAAGAAAGGCTCGCTAAAGCCTACAAAACAAGGCGTCTCACGCGGCCAAATGTCTCGCGCACAGAGACAAAAGAGCCCGCCGTGATGAAACCACAGAGTGTCGTTCTGTGTCGTCGTCGTCTCAACTCGCCGGGTTAAACCGCGCCGGCCGCCGTGCGGGCGTGCCTAATCGCTTCACAGGCTCGATCAAGGAGATGGTCGAGAAAGCGCTGCATAAGGCCGGGGGTGTCAACTACCTCGCACGGCAGGCCGAGAAAAACCCCGCGGCGTTCATGGGCCTCGTTGGCAAGATCCTGCCATTGCAACTCGCCGCCGGCGATGGATCGTCACCAGTGCAACTACATCTGCTCGCCGCCATCGCCATCAGCGCCGAACTCGCACAGTGCCAGGCTGAGCCGCAAACCATCGACGCCGAACAGCAGCCATTGCCCGCCAACTTGCTCGATGCGCCAACGCCCACGGAATGACCGTTGACCTACAAATATATATACAACCCCGAACTTGCGAACTTCATCAATGGCCCATACGAAGATGAGAAAGCGAAGTTTGAGCGCGCACTGGCAATGACGGCCGAGCAGCGCAAGCAATGGCGCAAACAATGGCGGGACGTCGTGCGGTTGCGCAAAACCCACACGCAGAAGGCTACGGCCGCAGCGCTCGGCGTATCCATTGCACGATTGCTTACCATCATGTCGTATCCTGCTATTAGCGAAACCAAGCTGCGTGCCTATGCACGCGAGGAAAGGCGGCGCAACAAAGACTTCGCGGCCCAGCGCGCAGAGCTAGATGCAAAACGCCGCGAGATGGATGCAGAGAGCGCGCACGAGATTGCCGCCAACGCGATGGTGTGCCTCATTGATGCGTTGGAGGAGATGCGGCCATACACTGACATCGGCCCGCAGCCAACGCCAGTGGAATGACCCTCACACTCAACCACGCCGCCGAGCCGGCCAAGTCGCGCGCCCCGATCGACACCGAGACTGCGCCGCTCGGTTGGGCCGAAGCGATCGCCAACTCGCCCAATCCGTTCCACGTCGCTATCGGCCGCTATGCCCGCGCACCCATCGCGTTCGTGCGCGAAGTGCTGCAGGCAGAACCGGACCCGTGGCAACTCGAAGCATTACGCGCACTGGCCAGAGGTCACACCAGACTCGCCATCCGCAGCGGCCACGGTGTCGGCAAGAGTTGCTTGGCCGCGTGGGTTATCTGCTGGTTCGCCAACACGCACGCACCGTTCAAATGCGCCATCACCGCGCCAAGTGCCCCCCAGCTGTTCGATGTGCTCGTGCCGGAGACGCACAAATGGTTCAACCAACTCCCCGAGAGTTGGCGCACGCTCTGGGATATCACCGCCGATCACATCAAACTCAAGGGCAACAACGAGTGCTTCATAACCGCGCGCACCAGCAGAGCAGACCAGCCCGAGGCCATGGCCGGTCTGCACTCCAGCAATATCCTGCTGGTGGCCGACGAGGCGTCCGGCATCGACGAAGCGGTGTATGAGGCGGCGTCAGGCTCCATGAGCAGCGCCGGCGCCATCACGCTGCTGATCGGCAACCCGACGCGCAATACCGGGTTCTTCTGGCGGGTCCATACGCTGGAGCGCGACCGCTGGCACTGCATGACCGTCTCCAGCGCCGCGTCAAAGCGGGTCACCCCAGACTACATCGACGAAATGGCGCGCCGCTACGGCGAGAACAGCAACGCCTATCGCGTGCGTGTGCTCGGCCAGTTCCCGAGTGCAGACGATGACAGCTTCATTGCTGCCGAACTGGTGGATACCGCGATGGGTCGCGACGTGCCGCTCGATGCAACCGCGCCCGAGCTCTGGGGACTGGACTGCGCGCGCTTCGGCAACGACGCCTCGTGCCTCGTCAAGCGCAAGGGCTACGTGGTCACCGAGATGCCGCGGCGCTGGCGTGGCTTCGACACCATGGCGGTCGCCGGTGCGGTCAAGGCCGAATACGATCTGGCAGGCAGCAAGCCGAAGCTGATCGTGATCGACAGCATCGGCGTCGGTGCCGGTGTGGTCGACCGGCTGCATGAGCAGGGCCTGCCCATCCTTGGCATCAACGTCGGTGAGCAGTCATCCACCAAAGAACGGTTCATGCGGCTGCGCGACGAGTTGTGGCACCGGGTCCGCGAGTGGCTGCAGAGCCGCCGCGTCCGGCTGCCACGCGACGAGCAACTGCGCGATGACCTGGTGGCGCCGAAGTATGTGTTTACCTCCGACGGCAAGCTGAAGATCGAGGACAAGCAGAGCATGCGGATGCGCGGCCTGCCGAGCCCGGACGCGGCCGATGCGCTGATGCTGACGCTGGCAGAGCACGGGATGATGGTGGCGAGCGAGCAGAACAGCGGCCTGTTCGATCCGAACCCAGTCATGCCACCCATGGTGGAGATGGAGATTTGAGCCCGCTCGGCCTGATTCTGATCGTGCTGTTGATCCTGCTGCTATTCGGCGGCGGCTGGGGTTGGCGCGGCGGCTATTACGGCACCTATCCGTATTACGGCTATGGCATCGGCGGCCTGGGCATCGTCGTGCTCGTGCTGCTGATCCTGCTGCTGTTCGGGTGGTGGCGATGAGCGGCATGCTGCCACCACAGATGCGGCCACCGATGCCGCCGCCCGGCGTCCAGATGCCCCAAGGGCCTCCAATGGGTCAGCAGGGCATGGTCCCAGGGCCGCCGCCAATGGGCCAGCAAGGCATGGTGCCGCCCGGCAGAGACCCATCGACGCCGCCGCCGCTGCCGCCATTGCCCACGCTGCTGCAGCCCACCGGCTCGCCGATCGGCCAGGAACACGTCCTGATGCAGTTGATCGCGCCGAAGCGCGACGACATCCCGCCCGACGACAACAGCGACATACCGGCAGCCATCCGGCCATACGCCAAAGGGCTCGTGCCTGCTTCCAAACCCGACGAGGTGCCGTGGCAGCAGGAAATCATCTACGAACGCCTGGGCAAGACCGACACCGAAATCCAGGGCATCGTGCAGTTCTATTTCAAGAACGCGCAGACCTACGACAACTACCTGCATAATGAGCGCATCAGTGCTAACCGCTACTATCGCGGCGAGGGCTTTGGCGACGAAACCGAACTCAAGGGCCGCAGCCATCTGGTGCTCACCGTCGTCCGTGACACCATCCGCAGCACGCTGCCCTCCCTGTTGCGCGTGTTCACCGGCGTGGAAGACCCGGTGTCGTTCGAGCCGATCAGCTACGAAATTACCGGCAACGACCAGCAGGCCGCATTGCTCGCCCGCCAGGCCACCGACTATGCGCGCTGGGCGCTGTTCACCGCAAACCCAGGCTGGCAGATCCTCCATGATGCCTTGCTCGATGCGCTGACCAGGAAAGCCGGCTGGGTGCGCTGGCACTGGGGCAAACTGCAGGAGTCGCGCGTCGAGGTGTGCAACAACCTGCTGCTGCCACAACTGCAACTGCAGCTGTCCGAGCCAGGGATCGAAACCCAACGCATCGTGCGGCGGCCGATGACGCGGGACGAACTGCAGGCGGTGCAGCGCACGCCGGACGGGATGATGTATCTGCAGCAGGGTGGCCCGCCGGAATATTGGTCGGCAACCATCCACCGCACCGCGCAACAGGCGTGGCCGGTGGTCGAGAATGTGCCGTCGGATTGCGTCTGGATCGTGCCGGACGCCAACACCGTGCAGTCCGCGCGCGCGGTGTTTCACGTCCGCGACGTGCCGGCCACCGAGTTGATCGAGGCCGGGTTGCCCGAGTACGACGTGCTGACCAACACGGTCGGTGACATGTCGATCTGGCGCCGCACCGAGGCGGTGTCTCGCGATCCGCTGTCGGGCTACAACATGCGCGGCGGCCCGCCCAACGACAAATCCATGGCGATGTGCCGTTACATCGAGGGCTGGATCCGCTGCGACGCCGACAACGACCACCGCGCGGAACTGCTGCATGTCCATTGCCTTGGCGACATGGTGCGGTTGATCCGCTGGGAACGCTGCGACGAAATCCCGCTGGCGTGCTTTACCCCGTATCGCGAGCCCGGCCGCGTCATCGGCATGTCTCAGGCCGACATGGTGATGGACCTGCAGCGGCTGCAGAGCCGGGTGATGCGCGCGACCCTCGATAGCCTGGGCCAGTCGATGTATCCGCGCACCGTGATGACGCTGGGCCAGGTCAATCAGGCGGACATCCGCCAGACCGCGATCGGCTCGATCATCCGCGTGGCGCAACAGGGTGCCGTCACCGAGTTGGTCAAGCCGTTCCAGGGCAAGGAGGCGCTGCCGATCCTCGAGGTGCTCGAGGCGGTCAGGGAGAGCAGGACCGGGATCACGCGGGCGTCGCAGGGACTGACGGTCGACGAGTTGCAGAGCACCGCGCCGATTGCGATCAGCCAGCAGACCAGCGCTGCGCAGGACAGATTGGACATGATGGCGCGCACCTTGGCCGAGACCGGCCTGGCGCCGCTCTACCACGGCCTGCTCAAGATGCTGGCGCGGCAACAGGACCGCCCGAACACCATCCGCATCCGCGGCGAGTTCGTGCAGATCGACCCTCGCGCGCTGGCCACCCAGTGGCAGGCATCGGTGAACGTCGGCGGCAAAGGCATGCCGATGGAGCGGCTGGCGATGCTCAGCCAGATCGCCGGCAAGCAGGAGATGATCATTACCCAGACCGGTATGGACAATCCTTTGGTCGGGATACCGGAATATCGGAATACGCTGGCGCGTATGCTGGAGACGGCCAACATCGCCGACGTGTCCAGCTACTTCAAGGCGTTGCCGCCGGGCTGGCAGCCGCCGCCGCCCAACAACCAGCCGAGCGACAGCCAGCTGCTGGCGATGGCCCAGCAGCAGAAGAACGCGGCAGACTTGGAGACCGACCGCGGCAAGGCGCAGACGGAGCGGGCCAAGGCGCTGCAGGACGATGACCTGCAACGCGACAAGGCGGCGTTGGACGCATGGACCAAAACCTGGGTGGCGGCAGCCCAGTTCGGCACGCCGGTGCCGAGCCTGACCGAGTTCCAGCAGGCCATGCAGAGCAACGCGCCGCGCATCGGGCTGTTGCAGGACGTGCCGCCGCCGACCTCGCCGATGCAGCCGGCAACCGGCGTGCAGTCGCTGCAACAGCCGCAGCCGGGAGGTCCGCAGCAGCCGCGGCCACAGGGGCCGCCGATGCAGGGCCGGCCGATGATGCCGAACCCGAACCAGCCGACCCAGATGCCGCGGCCCGCGCAGCCGGATCCGGCAACCGCGATGGGCGTGCGGCAGGCATTGCAGAGCGGGCAGTTGCCGACCGCGTATGGACAAATTGCGAATCGGGCCATCGCCGGTCTGGTTGCCGGTCCGGGCGGCCCGTCGCTGCCTCGTCCGCCTAGCCCCGGCGGTCCAGCGCCGACAGGGCCATGATGTCTGACGACATCGGGCTCGATGAAGCCGAACAGGATGAGCGTGAGCTGCAGATTGCGGTGTCCGGCGCGCAACGGCTGCTGCACGACGAGATCCTGCAGCAGTTCCTGTCCGAAATGCGCAAGGTCGGCGAGCAGTACGCTGTGTACGGAACTACGCCGGAGGCACGCGAACTCAACCGCGTCAAGGTGATGGCGATCGACGAGTTGCGCGGTCACCTCCAAGCCATGGCCAAGGTGAACCAGGACCGCATGGACGACGACGAACGCGCCAAGGCGCTGGAATAACCCCATGCTCAAACTCGTACGCCGCGAGCCGATGCGCGACGACGCAACACTAGAGGTCTGGCGAGACGGCGAAGAGGTTGTTTACCGCCTGGTCGTTCCTCCCGACGAGCACCTACGCCACCGGACGGCGAGCGATGTTCTGAAGGAGTGGGAAGAGTTGCAAAGGACTAATCCCGATGTCTGAGAGCATAAGCACGCCCGCCGCCGATGCGTCAGCCGACACGCCTGCATCGGTTTCGCCGGCACCGAACACCCAGGCGGCCATCTCCATCTCCGACGCCGCCAGGATGCTGCGCAGCGCCCGCCCGGCACCCCAATCGCTCCAAAGGGACGCCGATGCGGCCCCGACGACCCCTGTCGCGGCCCAGGAACCCCCTGCGGCGCCCGCAGAAGCCCAGCCAAGGCGCGCCAGCGGCGTCGATGCCATGGAGCGTGCCCTGGGGCTCAAGCCCCCACCGGGAAGCGACGCGGCAGCGTCTGAGGGCGCGCCAGAGGGTGATGCGGCAGCGCCGGCAGCACAGGGCTTCGAGTTCGATGGCCGCCGGCTCTCCGAGGCCGAGTTGCGCCGCGAACTCAATCTCGCGAAGGACTACACATTCAAGACCCAGCAACTGGCGCAGCAGCAGCGCGAGCTGCAGGATGCCCACGCCCTGCTGGCGCAGTTCCTGCCGACCATCCAGCCGGAAATCCAGCGGATGCAGCAGCAGTTCCAGCAGACCCAGCCACCCGACCCGATGCTGAAGCAGACCAATCCCCAAGCCTACGCCGAACAGATGAACGCCTTCTACGAGTCTTGGGCGCACAATCAGCGCTACGCGCAGATGCAGCAGATGCAGAACCAGGCACGCGACGCCGCTATCGCCAAAGCGGTCGAGGACGGCAACCGATACCTGGGCGAGAAGTACGCCTTCTGGTCCGACCCGCAGCAGCGCGGCGAAGTGCAGCAGCACATCCGTCGCTGGGCCACCCAGGAGGCGGGATACAGCGACGCCGAACTGGATGGGCTGACCAATCCGAAGTATCTCGAGACGCTGATGAAGGCGATGGCGTACGACCGGCAGATGAGCTCCATGCCGCGCACCGCCGCGCCCTCGCCGGTGGTTCGGGCAGCGCCGCCGCGCGGTTCGGCCCCGCCGCCGCGTCCGGTCGAACAGGTCGCCGCCGCCGCCGAAGCCTTCGCCGCCAAGCCAAGTTGGCAGAACGGCGCCGCGCTGCTGACCGCGCAGCAGGGCGCCGCGCGCCGCAGCGGCAATGGACACACCAACTGGTGATATGTTACTGATAGTGCGTTCCGCGGGGGCAGTCGCTGACCAAGCAACGCGGGGGCCGTGACGGCATCAATGCGATGACACCGGGCTGCGCACCGACTGGGAGTCACTGACCAACCCAGCACGGCCGCACCGCCGATAGTCGCTCCGGATGCAAACCGTTGTCCGAGACAGATGGTCTCGGGCCTAACCGTTTGCCCAGGAGCGACACATGGCATCCCCGCCCACGATGGGCGCCGCGCCCTCCAACACCTACACCCAGCCCGGCGCCGCAGGTACTGTTCGTGAGGATCTAGCAAACATAATTTGGCGTATAGACCCCGAGGAGACACCGTTCGTCTCCTCTCTCCAGCGGGTCGGCGCCAAGCAGATCCTCACCGAATGGCTGCTCCAGCAGCTCAACACGGCCCAGGACGTGCCGCAGCCAGAAGGCTTTACCGCCGTCATCAGCCCGGCAGTGAAACCGGCCAGATTGTCGAATGTCTGCCAGATATTTGCCAGGACCGTGGCCGTGTCGGGCACGCTGCGCAATGTCGACATCCCAGGCGGCGAGGATGAGTTCAACCGCCAACTCGTGCTGCGCGGCCTGGAACTCAAGCGCGACCTCGAGCTGGTCGCCACCGGCAACGTCATCAAGACCACCACCGACCCGCGCCACATGGCGGGCATGGTGACCTGGTGCAACAACTGCGCCATCGGCGCTGGTGGCACGGTGCCGGTCGGCGATGGCTCCACGGCCGCCGTGCCCGGCACCGCCTACGATCTCGACCTCGCCCACGTAAACACCGTGGTGCAGCAGATCTGGACCGCCGGCGGCAAGCCCACGCTCGCCGTCATGTCGGGCAACGTCAAGAACTACTTCAGCACCCTGTCGCAGGGCGGCACAGCGAACCCGATCGTGGCGCAGAATATCGTCCAAGCATCACCCGAAGGACAGATGACCATCCAGGGCGCGGTCGATGTCTACCGGACCAACTTCGGCACCTTGCAACTGGCGCCGGACCGGTTCTGCCCAGCACACCAGATGCTGATTATTACTCCTGAGTACGTCGAGCTGGCACCGTTGCCCAATCGCGACATGATTCAGCAAAATTTGGCAGTGACCGGGGACAACACGCAGGGGATGTGTATCTTTGAAGGAACTCTACGTGTGATGGCGCCGCTCGCTCATGGGGCCGTGGTTGGTCTGAATCAATGACGCAACGATAATGTATACTGTAATTGGCTCTGGTCTTGATTATACCATAGAAATGGCGAGAGCAATTCCATGGCAGCATCGAGTAATTCCAGAGCCTAATTCGGGCTGTTGGCTATGGGATGGGGCAATTAACGGTCAAGGCTATGGCGAGGTCAGGCGGGGCGCCAGCACCTATAGGGTGCATCGCTTGGCCTGGGAGCAGGCTAATGGCCCGATCCCAAAAGGCTTGATTGTCTGTCATAAGTGCGACGTCAGGGCTTGCTGCAACCCGGATCATCTATTCCTTGGCACGGACAAGGACAACACACGCGACGCAATGGCCAAGGGACGCTTCAAGGGCGGTTCGTTCTTGAACGCACTCAAGACGCACTGTCCGCAAGGCCACGAATACACACCCGACAACACATTTACCTATCGCGGAATGCGGACCTGCCGACAGTGCAATAGGGAGCGATCCTTGGCGCGCTACTATGCCGTTAAGGGACGAGCAATAGATGCCTGACCGCACCGTCTTTGAGTCGTACAATCCGGTCACCCGTCGGTCAACTGAGTTGGTGATCGACGGGGAGACCGGGCTTCCGCTGATCGTGCATGTGCAGGACACGAAGCCGATCATCGAGCACTGCAAGCGGCTCGCGGCCAACTTCCAAGGCACGAACCGCCAGGACATCACCCAGGTTGCATCCATTCCGCTGGTCATCTGGCGCCAGCTGCAGATGCTCGGCATCACCCGCGATGAGGCTGCACTGAACAAATGGCTGGACGAGCGTGACAACCGCGTTTTCCGCACCGATGACGCAAGGAGATTGAGCTGATGGCACTCGGAACCGCCCCACACCAGGACAACCCGCAGATGCCCGCACCTGGCACGCCTGGTGCCACCCCGCATTCCACCGACCCGCGCGATCCATCCCAGCCGTGGCTCGATCCGGACGACGACAAGGTTGATTGGGTCATGCTCATGCGCTGCTACCCGCACGCCAAGAGCAAGGAGGATCTGCGGGCTGCCGCGATGAAGGCTGGGCAGGAGGTCATGGAGGCAGCCGAGGCCGCCAGGGCAAGCAAGGACGTGCCGGCGGCCGAGCAGGCATCGCGCGAGGGCATGCCACCCCCCGCACCGCCCGCAAGGGAAACCTCCCGCACATCGCACGGTTCTGCATCACGCGAGGCGTAGTTGGCCAGCCTGCAGCAACTGCAGGACGATGTGTTGAGTTATCTCAACCGTCGTGACTGCATCTCGCTGATCCCCGGCTGGATCATCTCAACCGAGACCGAGATCGCCCAGACGGTGCGGGCGCGCTGCATGGTCACGTCCGCGGTGCAGAACATCGACGCGCCCTACATCGCGCTGCCGGATAACTTCGGCACCATGGAAAGCATCCGCGACAACACCACCGGCGTCATCCTGGACCTCAAAGACAGCTGGTCAGGCAACTGGACCGATCCCCAGCAGGATGACCGCAACATCAGTTCCTGGTACAATCCAACGCCGCCGGCCTGCAGTGCCTATCGCCTGGTGGCGAACTGCATCGAGTTCCTGCCGCACCCGGCGATCCCCGATCCGCCAGACCCGTCCTGGGTGCCGCAGCAGGTGTTGATGGCCTGGTATGCCAAGCCGAGGCCGCTGGTGCTGCCCTCCGACACCAATCCGGTGCTGGAGACGTTCTACCAGATCTACCTGTATGGCGTGGTCAAGCGCGGCGCGATCTGGGCGCTCGACAACGACCGTGCCGCCCAGATGGATGCCGAGTTCAGCCAGGCGGTGACCCGGGCAGATTTGTGGAAACAACAGTCAGATTACTCTGGCGCGCCACTCGTTGAGGAGCTCGCTTGCCAGTTCTGACGCCACCTTTCGAGTCGTGGATTGGCCTGGTGGACAGCGCCACCGGCGTGGAGGTCACCGTTGCCGGCTACGCCCGTGTGCCGGTGACTTTCGATCGCTGCGTCGATGGCGTCACCATGGCCAACGCCACCACCATCCAGTGGCCGCTGGCCACCGCCGACTGGGGCACCGTCGCCGAGATCCAGCTGTGGAACACGCCGACCGGCGGCGACCTGCTGAGCAATGTGCCGACCGTCGAGCCGGTGAACGTGGTGATGTATTCCCGCCCGCGCATTCAGGCTGCCGGACTCGCGGTGCGCAATCAGGTCGGGTCGCGGCCCTATGGCACTGATGGCTACGGCACCGCCGGTTACGGCGCGACCGGCGGCCTCGATGCGTTCCAGCCAGCGGTGCTGGATCTGACGTTTGGGCAGCCTTCGCATAGCTGCGAGACCAATGCTTGGACCACCCCCGGACCCTTTGCATTGGCGGCATGACCATGTCAGGCACCGACTACACCCAAACGCCTAACCATGCTTTGTTCAAGCCGATCTACGACCAGGACGTAGACGCCTGGGGCGGCCACCTAAACGAGAACGCAGACACGCTCGATACGCTGCTTGCGGTCTCCGGCACGCTGACCTTTGTGCCGGTCGCCGGCGGCGCCATGCAGGGCGCGCTCACGCTCTACACCAGCACGCCGTCCGCCGCCCTGGAGGCCGCCTCCAAGGGCTACGTGGACGCCAACACGCTGCCGCTGGCACCGCAGGACGCCAACACCTACGGCCGCCACATGGGCGCCTGGAGCCCGGTGGTGCCGATCGCCGGCGGGTCCATGACCGGGCCACTGGTGCTGTCGGGTGACCCCACAGCGGCGCAGCAGGCGGCGACCAAGAACTACGTCGATGGCAAGACTGTCGCGCCGATCGTCAGCGACACCGCGCCGCCCACCCCGGTCCCCGGCCAATTGTGGTGGGACAGCGTGCATGGCGAGTTGTGTCTCTGGTTTGTCGATCCCAACTCGTCACAGTGGGTGGTCACCAGCCCGCATGCTGCGGGACCGGCAGGCGTGCCCGGGGCGGCCGGGGCACAGGGTCCGCAGGGACCGTCCGGCCCGCAGATCATTCCCGCCGCATGGCTCGCGGGTTCGACGCCGAACGGCATCACCCTGTTCATCGCCAGCCGTGCGCTCACCATCACGGCGCTGGTCGGCGTGGCCGAGGTGCTGAACGGCGCGGCGGCGACCGTTTCCGTGGTCAAGGCAACCAACGGCCAGGCACTGAGTGCCGGCGCCGCGATCCACAGCGGCTCGTTCAACGCCAACGCAACGGCGGGAACCAACCAGACCCTGACCCTGACGACGACGACGATGAACGCAGGCGATCGCCTGGGCCTGGTCTCGACCGGCACGTTCACCGCCTCGGTCGGCTCGCTCAGCGTGACGGTGCAGTGATGCTGATCCTGTCAAAGCCGGTTGTCGCCTGGACCCTTCTGGCAGCGAGCGGCTTGGGCAGTGTGGCCGGAGCTACGGTGGTCGCCACTGTCAATACGACTGGGGCTGATCTCATCGTGGTTTCTGGTAGTGGGCACACGGCGTTCCCTACCGGCGTGCTTTCCGACAGTCATGGCAACACATGGACGACCATTGGCGGCGGACCATCGCTCGGCAGTGCGTGGATGTATTACTATATGTTTTACTGCCACAAGCCGACAGTCGGTCCAGGCCACACTTTCACTTGGCAATCCCCAGGAAGCACTGTCTATGGCGCGCTGTCGATCCTCGCTTTCTCCGGCTCCAATGCAAGCGACCCGGTGCTGGATCAGCACACTTTCGCCGCCGCAGGTGTCGGCACGTCGTTTCAATCTGGAGCGATTACACCAACGCAAGGCAATGAACTAATTGTGGCAGCGTGTGGGCAGACTTGTAATGTTGATCAAACGCTTACCACGTGGGCTGTCAGTGCTCCCTTCGTGCTACGCACGAACTTGCCAAATACTTCTGGACAGTATCTAGGCGGCGCTACCGCATCGTTGATCCAGGTTAGCGCCGCGTCGGTCAATCCGACATGGAGTTGGACGCCGGCGGCGGACAGCCAGGCCGTCGCGATTATCGCGTCGTTTAAGGGGAGCTGACCTGTGCTAGACTTTCCCAACTCCCCCACCACCGGGCAGATCTTCAACAATGTGTGGGTCTGGGACGGCGTCAAGTGGGCCGCGATGCCGCCGCCGTTCAACGATGTGGGCCGCAACCTGCTGCACAATCCGTTGTTCAACATCGCGCAGCGCGGGGCGGGGCCGTGGACGGCCAACTTCGCCTATACCCTGGATCGTTGGATACTGCTCCTAAACACCGATGCAGCGAGCATTAATGAGCCAACGCTGACTGACGCTGACCGGACGCAGATTGGCGACGAGGCAGCGCTCCGCTCGCTGCGGAACATCTTTACCGGAAACGCGGCGGCAGCGGCCTACAATCGTGTCACGCAGCCGATCGAGGGAGTGCGGCGGTTAAGTGGGAAGACGGTAACCGTTTCCTTTTGGGCTAGTTCCACAACCACGCTGAAACTCGGCATTTCGCTGGACCAGCTTTTCGGCACAGGCGGTTCGCCATCGGCCGCTGTGAATGGCAACGGGCAGGCAGTGACATTAAGCACGACGTGGACACGGTATTCATTAACGTTTGCGCTGCCAAGTGTCGCCAGTATGACCTTGGGAACCAATGGCGATGATAGTACCAACCTGAGCTTCTGGTATTCGTCCGGTGCAACGAACGCTGCTCGTTCAGGCAGCATCGGTGTGCAGGCTGGCACTGTCGGCATCTGGGGCGTCCAGCTCGAAGTCGGCAGCGTCGCGACGCCGCTGGAGAAGCTGGACCCGCAGCAGGACTTGGCGAAGTGCCAGCGGTTTTACGCCATCGGGTCCATTGCCTGGGTTAGCGGTAGTGTAGCGGCCGGCACTGCTATCGGCGCGCCGTTCTCGTTGCCGGTGTCGATGCGGGTTACTCCGACGCTGACGTATGCCGACACTGGCTCTAATAACATCACCTCACCCGGCGTGCAGATGCCTGGCGTGCGGGAAGGGCGCACCAACGGCACCGTCAACTCGACGGGGTCGGCGTGTGTATTCTCCGGCAACTACACCGCATCGGCGGACCTCTGAGGATCACATGGCAAGCGAATACCAACTGATCGCCAACTACGACGGCGTGCTGCGGTATGCCGATGGCGCCACGATCCCGCCCGATGGCGGCAACCGCGATTGGCAGACCTACACCGAATGGTTAGCGGAAGGGAACGAACCAGACCCCGCGCCGCCGCCCTCCCGCCAGGGCGTCATCATGCAGAGCGCCCAGGCACTCAGCTTCTCGCAGGCCAAGAGCCTCAACACCCAGGGCCGCACGCAGGAAGCGGTGGCCGCCATCCTCGACATGCTGGAGCCCAAGACATGACCGCAACCGTCATCTCCAACACCGCGCCGTTCGGTGCCATGACCAACGACACGGTGGCCGACCTCTACACCGTCGCCTCGGCGCTGGTCCGGCTCAATGATGCCGTCGCCACTGCGGCTTCCGGTTACGAGGGCACGCCAGGCACCGAATACGAGGACGGCACCAACTTCGGCGTCGCCGCCGATCCGGCTTCAGCGGGCACCAAGGGCAGTGACTATGCCTATGCAATCGGCCAGCTGTACGGCTCGTGGTCCACCTTCTGGACCGCCGCCAAGCCCTATGTGGACCAACTCGACAACGGTGTGAGGAACCCCTGATGACCACATTCGCCGGCACGATGTACTCCGGTGTCCAAGCCAATCCGCAGTGGGTGCCGGCCAACCGGGGAGTTTATTATGTCCTGGACCCCAAGCAATCGCAGCGACCGCTCGTTGCAGGCACCCCGACTAAAGGCAACCGACAGGACTACTGGCGTCGCACCGGGTGCTGGGGACGCCGCCGTGGGCTCGGGCCACTAGGGTGGATTTTCCATGTTCCGTTCGATCCGGCCGCGACCTGGGTGGTGAGCACCGCCGATGACGGCGTGGAGGGCACTATCGCCAGCCCGCCTACGGTGATCAAGCCGCCGGCCGGCATTACCGCTTAAGCCAGGAGCGCACGATGCCCGATGTCACGTCGCCCAATTTCGGCTTCGTCGAGCCCGAGGTGGGCGCCAGTCGTGACACCTGGGGCACCAAGGTCAACCAGAACTTCGCCCTGCTCGACAACCTGCTGTTCTACGCCATGCCGATAGGTGCGATCCTCGACTTCGCCGGCCCGAACCCGCCGCCCGGCTGGCTGTTCGCGGATGGCAGACTTATCAGCCGAGTGACCTATGCCGCCCTCTTTGCCGTCATAGGCACTTACTGGGGCAGCGGCGACGGCTCCACCACGTTCGGTCTTCCGGCCACTCCCGGCCGTGCGCTGGTGTGCGCCGGCACCACCATCGACCAGGACGGCACCACGCTGTCGTTCTCGTTCACCCAGTCGATCGGCCACGGCAACGCCGCTATCGCTCAGACCAACCTGCCTGCCATCACCCTCACCTCGGACACCTTCGCCGCGCACAGCCACAGCGGCGCGACCGCGCCCGGCGCCAACCACACCCACGACATGGATGTCCAAGGCAGCCACAGCCACAGCACCGACGTGCAAGGCAGCCACACGCATAATGCCTGGACTAGCGGCTCCGACGGCACGCACTACCACGGTATCCTGGCGCACGGCTCAGGCGGTGGTAGCTCGCTCGCCGACATGGTGGGCAGCAGCCCGACCAATCAGTACTACACCGCGAGTGACGGCGGTCATGGGCACGCTATCGGCGTCGACACCCAGGGCGCACACAGCCACAACATCAGCGTCAATGGCGCGCACCAGCACAACAACGCCTATTCCGGCAACCTGCAGCTCGGTATCTACGCCGACGGCGCGCACAGCCACCAGGTCACCCTGGGCGGTGGCAACACGCCGCTGTCGCTGCTGAACCCGCTGCTGGTGTGCAACAAGATCATCTACGCCGGACAGCAGGCCGCCTCGCTCTCGGTGCCTGCCTCGCCTGCCCCGACCCGGCTGCGGCTCAGTTCACCGCAGCGCGGCGGGCAGCGGCTGATTGCCGCCTGATATGCCGCGCCAGGCCCAGGCGCCGCCGCCGGGGATCGTCCGCCAGGCCACGGCGGAAGCCACGCCTGGAATGTGGTTCGATTGCAATAACGTAAGGTTCAGGAACGGCCTGCTGCAGCCCACCGGCGGCAATGTCGCGGTGCCCAACGCCGTCACCCCCGACATCCCACGCGACATCCTGACCTGGCACGACAATGCCCATGTCCGCTGGGCGGCGATCGGCACCGATACCAAGCTGTTCGCCTTCCGCTTCGACACCCAGGTGCTGACCGACATCACCCCGGCCGGTGTCGGCGCGCTCGACCCGCCTGGGCCGCCGGTCGGCTTCGGGCTGGCCAATTACGGCGAGAGTACCTATGGCACTGCGCGCGATCCGGCCGATATCGGGCCGCAGGACATCGCCGCCAATCAGGGCGACCGCTGGAGCCTCGACACGTTCGGCCAGGATCTGCTGTTCGTGCCGACCCAGGACGGGCATCTGTATCACTGGTCGCCGACCACCCCGACCACGCCGCCCGATCTGATCTCCGCTGCACCGACGATGAACCGCGGCGTCATCGTCACCGACCAACGCCAGGTGGTGCTGCTCGCCGCCGGTGGCGATCCGCGCAACATCGCTTGGTCCGATCAGGAGAGTTACACGGTCTGGGCGCCTGACGTGACCAACTTGGCCGGCAGCAAGTTCCTGCAGACCCAGTCGTACGCGATGACCGCGATCAAGACCTCGGCCGGGGTGCTGATCTTTACCGGCAACGATCTGCACCTGATGACCTATGTCGGGCCACCCTATGCTTATGGCGTCACCCAGATCGCCACCGGCTGTGGTCCGGCCTCGCTGCGTGCGCCGGTCGGCATCGGCAGCACCGTCATCTGGCCAGGCCTGCAGACCTTCTGGTCCTGGGCTGGCAGCGTCACGCCGATCCCGTGCGCGGTCGGCGATTGGTTCTATTCCCTGGTCAACCGGCCCTATATCGGCCGGCTGTTCGGCAGTCCTAACCCGACCTTTTCCGAAATGTGGTGGGACTGGCCGGACGAGGGCAGCCAGGAATGCAACCGCTATCTCGCGGTGAACTTCGCCGGCATGAGTGTCAACCAGCTCGGTGCCGCGGTGCCAAACCGCACCTGGACGATCGGCCAGCGGACGCGCTCGGCGGCCGACCCGGTGGGCACTATGGATTACCCGGTGCTGGCCGGCCCGCTCGGCAGCGGCGGGGCACTCTTTTTGCAGGAATACGGCTGGTTGGATAATGGCGTGTCGCGTGCGGCTGCCGGCGCGATCTACGCGCAGTCGGGAGCGATCACCGCCGGCGAGGGCGATCAGCGGTTCAATGTCACCCAGGTCATCCCCGATTACAGCGGCACCGTCGCCGACATGCTGGGCTTTTCGTTCGACGTGTCCGAGGAACCGATGGACACCGCCAACGGCTACAACACCGGACTCTACAGCGTCACCCACAACGGCCTGATGGACGTGCGGTTCTCCGGCCGTTCGGTGGCCATGCGGATCGAGGCGCTGGCTGACGGCGACTGGGCTCTTGGTCGGCCGAGGCTGCTGATGGGCAGGGCGGGAATGCGCTGATGGCCTACTATCCGCCCGCGCCCTACATCGCGCCGTTTCAGGGTGACATCGACCAGAAGCTGTCGATCATCACCGCCTGGATCTCGCAGCATCGGGTGGACATCTCGTCGCTGCAGCAGGGCACCGGCAGCGGTGGCTCGGGCGCCGATCTGCCGCTCGCTGGCGGCACCATGACCGGGCCGCTGATCCTGGCGCGCGATCCGGTCGGCGTGCTGGAGGCGGCGACCAAGGAATACGTCGATGGCCACGCCGGGCCTGCCGGGCCGCAGGGACCGGCCGGGCCAACCGGACCCGCAGGACCGACCGGAGCCACTGGCACTGCCGGCACACCGGGCGCCACTGGCCCTACAGGGCCGCAGGGACCGATCGGGCTGACCGGCGCCACCGGTGCTACTGGCGCCGCCAGCACCGTCCCAGGGCCGCCTGGCGCCACTGGTGCGACTGGTCCGGCCGGTGCCGACAGCACGGTGCCAGGACCGACCGGTCCGCAAGGTCCGCAAGGCGTTCCCGGCACGACTGGCGCAACGGGCGCTACTGGGCCGGCGGGACCGACCGGCGCTACCGGGGCTGCCAGCACGGTCCCAGGCCCACAAGGCCCGCAGGGCATCCAGGGCGCTACCGGCACGACAGGCGCTACCGGTCCGCAAGGGCCGATCGGCAATACCGGCGCGCAGGGTCCACAGGGCATTCAGGGTGCAACCGGCCCGCAAGGCCCCGTCGGGCCGGCGATGATGGCCGCCGTCTCCGACACCGCGCCGGCCTCTCCCGCGCAGGGTCAGCTGTGGTGGGACAGCGCCAAAGGCTTCCTCTACATCTGGTTCAATGACGGAACGTCCGCACAGTGGGTGCGGGCGTCGGCACCGGCATGAGCGGCACGCTGCCCGAACCGCCACGGGACGCGAAGGCGCAGGTCGCCGCAGTGGCCGATCCGCGCAACCCGAAACACACGGCATTCCTGGCCGCCGGCACCAGGCTGCCGAATATTCCTCCCAATGTGCGGGCAGTACATCGGCCCGAGGGCACGCTGGTGACCACAGTGCCGGCCCACGCCCACGCCTTCGCCACCGCGCCGCGCGTCCATGATGGGTTGATGCAGCAGTTGCTAGGTTATCCGGAGCACAAGGCCGCGGCGGTGCGCTCGGGCGCTCCGCAGGTGGTGCAGGGCGTCAACAAACGCGGCGCCGTGGTCCACGAGATGCTGGCCTCGCCGCAGGGCGTTGCCGCGGCCGCACGGCAGGCGAAGGACATCGCTGGCTCGGCACGGGTGACCTCGATAGGCAAAGCGCTACAGCGGCGGGTGAAGGGGCTGCTGGGATGATCGGCGATGATGAAAAGCGCGCCCGCTTCGAGGCGTCACTGCAATATGGAGGCAACACGCATAGCATCGACGATGTGGTGCAGTTGGTCCGCGCCGGCCGGGCGCAATACTGGGCGAATGGCGACGGCACGATCATCACCGAACTGAACGCCTTCCCCAACCTCAAGACCTGCCACTACTGGATCATCACCGGCGTGCTGCGGGACTGCCTGGCGCTCGATGCCGACATCAGTGAATGGGCGCGCGGCGAGGGCTGTGCGCTTGCCACCGCATCCGGACGCAAGGGCTGGGGCCGCGTCGCCGCGCCCTATGGTTGGAGACCGCACATGCAAACCTTCATCAAGGACTTGCGGACATGATGTGGTCTGAAGGCGGCCAGCCGGCCCTGCTGACGTTCGCCGGCCTGCGCGGCGGTTCGAAGGGCGGCAGCGCCAATACGACCTCCAGCAGCAACACCAGCCAGAGCGGCAGCGTGCAGCTGCCGGATTGGCTGAACAGCGCCTCGCAGCAGGCGGTCTCCGCGGCCTCGCAACTGCAGTCGGAGAACTACTCGCCGCAATACACCGGCGAAATGGTGGCCGGGCCATCGTCGGACACCAGTCAGTATTACCAGGCCGTGCAGAACCTGCAGGGCCAGGGGATGGATGCCTACAATGCGACGAGCAATGCATACCAGGGCATGCTCGGACAACTCGCGCCGCAGACCGCGGGTGGCATCAACCAGCTGAGCAACCAACTCTACGGCAACTATCTCGGCGGCGTGGTCAACCCGAGCGCGGGGCTGTTGGGCCAGTACATGGGCGGCACAGCCGGCGCCAACCAGATCGGCGCCAACCAGATGGCGCTGATGAGCCCCTATCTCGGCGCGGTGGTGAACCCCACGCTGGAGTTGGGCAAGCAGAGCCTGGCGCAGAACCTGCAGACGGTCGGCGCCAATGCCAATCAGGCCGGGGCGTTCGGCGGCTCGCGGCAGGGCGTCATGGAGGGCGTGGCGCAGTCGCAGGCGGCGCTGTCGGGGGCGCAATACATCGGCAACCTGCTGAGCCAGGGCTACAACGCGGCGATGCCGGTCAGCCAGGGGCTCGAGGCGCAGGGCTATGGCGCAGCCAACACGCTCGCCGGGCAACTGCAGCAGGGTTACGGCTCGGCGCAGGGGGCGGGACAGGGCATCGCCAACCAGAACCTGGCCGCCGGGTTGACCTCGGCCCAGCAGTTGCCCGGGTTGCTGACCGCGCAGCAGAACGCGTCGATGCAGCAGGCCGGGCTGTTGCAGAGTGCCGGGCAGCAGCAGGAAGCGTATCAGCAGGCGCTGGACAATGCGGCGTATGGCAACTGGTATGAGGCGGCCAACGCGCCCTATCAGAACCTGCAGACGCTGCTCAGTGCCGTCTCCGGCGTGCCCTATGGATACAACTACAGCAGCAGCGGCACCAGTACCGGCACATCGAGCACCACGAATACGCCGTCGCTGGCGAACGAGATCGGCCAGGGCGTCGGCACGGTGGCGTCAATCGCGGGCTTGGCGGCAATGGTGTGATGGCATCCTGGAGCCATGTAGATGTTTGAATCAGCTGGCGGCGATTTCGGGCAGTGGCTGAGCAACCTGTTCAGCGGTGCCGGTAGCAGCAACGTGGTGCAAGGCGCGGCCTCGACGGGCGATACTCCTTCGATGGCGGGCGCCGACTTCAGCTCCATGGCCAGCGGCGGCTACGGGGTGCCCTCTGCGCAGTCCACCACCTCGCCGAGCGACAGTTCCGGCGGCATGAACTGGGCTGGGCTGTCGAAGGGGTTGGACGATCTCAGCAAAAAGTTGGGCGGCCAGAGCAGCGGCAGCAACACGCTGCAGGATTCTAAATCCGTCAGCAGCACGGTTTCCGGCGGTGTGCTACAGCCTCAAGGTGCCGGTGGCGGTGCTTCGGCACTGGCCAGCGCGGACGCGGCCCGCCAGCAACTCGGCCAGTACCTGATACTGGCGGCGATGCAGGGCAAAGGGCGGGGCAAAAGCGGCCAAGGGCTCTTGGGGTAGATCATGGCAGACGACACCCAGCAACAGCAGCCGCAGGCACCGCCCGACCTCAACGCGGCAATCCAGGCGCTGATCCAGCAGCAGATCGCGGCGGCGTCGGGGCAGGGCAATCAGGTGCAGTTGCCGTCGACGCAACCGCCGCCGTCGCAATACAGCAACGACCCATCGAAAGGTCCTGGCCTGCTGGCGCGCATCGGCTTAGCGCTTGGTGGCGGCTCGCTGCCTGGGGCGCCGGCGGAACTGCGAGCGCAGATGGGCGCCCAGGCGCTGATGAATTTCGGCACCGGGCTAATGAGCGCCGGCCGGTTTTCGACCCCCGGAGAGGTGCTGGCGGGCGGCTTCCGCGGGGCGCAGTCGGGGCTGCTGGGCAGTGAGGCGGCGCAGGCCGGGCAGCAGGAATACGCGCTGAACGCGCAGACCAAGCTGGCCGAGCTCGGGATGGAGCAGCAGAAGAACCGCACCGCGGCGCTAACCGCGCTGGTGCCGCTGCTGCAGATGCAGGGGCGGCTCGGGCTGCCGCCGTTGTTCGGTCCCGGCTCTGCGGCAGGTGGTGGCGGCGGTGGCGGTGGCGGTGGCTACACTGGCGACACCTACGAAGGCGCGATCGGCAGCCACGAGGGCACCGGACAGAACCCGAACAGCAGCGCATTCGGCCCCGGCCAGTTCCTCGCCGGCACCTGGAACCAGTTTGCCGCCGCCAATCCTGATCTGTTCAAGGGCATGTCGCCCGATCAGATCCTGGCGGCGCGCGCCAATCCACAGTTGGCTAATCAGGCGATCACCTGGCTGGCGCAGAAGAACGCGCAGACGTTGCAAGCCCAGGGCGTCAGGCCCACCGGCCAGTCGCTCGGGATCGCGCACTATCTTGGAGCCGGCGGCGCCGCAGCGGTGATTGGTGCGCCAGACTCGGACCCCGTCAGCAAATACGTGTCCGACGCCGCGGTGAAAGCGAACCCCGAGCTCGCGACGATGACGGTCGGGCAGATGAAGGCCCGCTACGCCAACACGCCGAACCCCGGGTTTCTGACCGCTGCAGGGGGTGGTCCGCCCGCCAGCGGGCCACGGAGCGCGGTGGGGCCGTACAAGCCGCCAGGAGCCGCCACAGCGCCGGAGACGCCTCCAGGGGTGCAGATGGGAGGCCCGCCGCCAGCGCCGCCTGGCGCGGCCCCAGGAGCGCCGGAAGCGGGTGGCGGCATCGGCCTGGCGCTGAACCCGCCGACCGGACGCGATGCGGCGACTGTTGCCCCGCCGCCGGTGGTTCACCAGGCGCCAATCCCCGGCAAGCCCGGCGGCGACGCGGCATCGCGCCGCAGCGCTGCTGCCGACGCCATCGTTCAAGGCATGCAGACCGCGCAAGCCGAGCCGGCGCCTCCCGGCACGGCGCTCGCGGCCGGTCCAGCGGCGGGCACGCCACCCGCTGCCCAGGCTGCTCCGGTGCCAGAACCTGGATGGGGCGCCCAGGTGGGCAGTTACGACACGGGCGCCCCTGTTGGTCCGGTCAGGCCGCCCGCTGCCGCCACGGCTCAACCGCCAGCCACGCAGCCACCGTCGTCGGTGGCACAGCCACCACCGGCACAACCGCCAGCGCCTGTGCCTGCGCCGGCCTCACGGGCGCACGACTACAGCGTGGCGGACACCGAGCTGAACCCCGAGGAATATCAGGACCGGCATTTCGTGCCGCTGACCGCCGACCAAGTGAAGACCTACGCGCCAGGACCGGCCGGAGACTTAGCGGCCTCCGCAGCCGACCAAGTGCAGCGTGAGCGCGACAATCTCCGTGTCCAGCAGACACAGCTTGAGCGGATGAACCGCGGCGCCATCCCCGCAGACGCGGCGGCCGTGGCCCGTCAGGACGGCCAGGTGACGGATGCGCAGAAGGCGCTGGACGCGGCCGAGAATAGCTACAACGACCAGGTGCAGAAGCTGGCCCAATCGGGTGCCAGCAACCTGCTCAACCGGGATAACGCAGAGCGAGCACGTGTGTCGGCCGACTACAAAGCGTCGGTCGTCGATCCGCGCAACGCGGCAGCACTGGCGACGCAGCAAGGGAAACAGGCCATTCAGCTGGAGCAGGCCAAAGGCCAGACTGCGTCCGAGCAGAAGGTGCTGGATACCCTGAACGAAACCCAGACGGCAGCGCAACAAGCTATCGACCAGACCAACCTGGCGCGGTCTTTGTCACGGGCGTCCGGCGATCCAGGCTTCTGGCAAATGATGCAGTCGTCACATCCCGAGACGATCAAGTGGCTGGCTAATGCCGGCCAATTGCCGCAGGAAGTGGTGCAGCAACTCGGCACCGCCAACGCCGCTGATGCGGCATTCAACAAGCTCATTACCATGGCTCGGTTCGGCACCGGCTTCTCTCGCCCGACCAATCTGGATGTCCAGATCCTGACATCCCAGGCACCGCAGGGCACCGACCCGCAGGCGTGGCGAGAGGCCAAGCTCGCATACATGCAGACCTTCATGGAGCGGGAGAACAATTACGTAAACAAGGTTTACTCCTACCACTCGCAGCCCGGCGTTTCGTTGCATCAGGCTCAAGTGAGCGCGCGCAACGACATGCAGGACATCGTGCCGCAGATGGACGCCAAGACGGCGGCCGATCCGGCGGCGCGCACGCAGTGGGCGGCCACCTATGTGCCCGCGAATACGTTCTTCCGGGCGCCTGACGGCAGGCTGCTGATCTATCCCGGCGCGGGAGCCGCTCAGCAGCAACAGCCGCAACAGCCGCGCCAACCGCCAGGACCGACTGTTGGCTATGGGAACCAGTGATGGCAGACGGCGTCCTTCCTGACCCGCTCGCTGGCTGGACGCCATCTCCCGTCGCCGCGCAGCCGACCCTCCCCGATCCCCTGGCGCCGCCGCCAGCGAAGGGTATCCTGGACACCAGTTATAAACAGGTGCCGAGTACGGCGAACTCCGGCGGTGGCATCGAATGGGCGCCCGAGGTGCAGCGCATCATCGCCGCGGGGCGTGAGGCGTACGAAAATTCCCCGCCAGTACTGACCTATGACGCGAGAGAGGCCCTCAAGGGGCCGGGGCGTCCGGCTGATGCGGTGGGACCGTTCATCGCCGATCTGCTCAGCACCGGCCGCGCCGATCTGTCGGCGCTTGGCGCCGGGGCGTGGCAGGCCGCCCATGAGTTGATGGAGGGAACACACGTACCCGCCAACCTGCAGCGCGATCTTCCATTTCTGGCTGCTGCTACTGCAGCCGCACCGGTCACGACAGGCGGGATAATGCCAGAGGCGCCGGTGGGGCCGATCGCGGCGCTCGATTCCAGTCGCTACACCCCGCCACTCGAGCCTGCGGGTCCGCTCTCGCCGCAGATGACGCCGTCGCCATCGTTGACCAAGGTTTATCTTGACGAGCAGGCCCAGCGACGCGCCACGGCGCCGTATGATCCAGTTAGCCAGGCAACGATTGATTTCTTGCAGAAGCAAAAGGGCATCCAGCCCATCGACATCCCATCCCCGCCGTCGCCGTCCGCCCTGACGCCTGGGCCGACGCCGGCGCCCCCACCACCCGGCGGCTTGCTCAATGTATCGGTGCGACCGCAACAGCCGGTCGGCGGAGGTGGGCTGCTTGGGCAGCCAATGTCGGCCGATGAGATGCTGGCACAGTCGCAAGCCCATTTCGCGCCCGTTGACGCGCAGATCAGGCAGGGCGCCACGATCCCCGCAGATGCGGCCGACGCCGTGCGCCAGCCGCTGATAGATCAGATCCCAACAGACCCGCAAAAGGGGGTCGCGGTTGGCGACACCCCACTGACGAAACTCGGCACTGATTATCAGGGATACCAAGGTCAGCCGATGAGTTATGACGCTGCGGTGGCGCTGGATAGGCGGTTGACCTCAGAGAAGCAGGCTGCGGCAGCACAGAAAGGCGGCGCCGACCTCGCGCGCCAGATTGGCAATGTGCAGGACAGTGTTCGCGATGCGATGGACAACATTCCCGATCCAGACGATGGGGATGCTTCGGCGCTGGCGCAGGCCAAGCTGGGCCGGCAGTCTTATCTGCAATATCGCAAGCAGAGCCAGTTAGAAGATATCGACTACAACGCCAGCCTGTTGCCGGAAGACAAGCAGGACGCCTCCCGGCGCGGCCAGATTACCTCGATGCTGAGAAACGACAACAAGATGCGCGGCTGGTTCCCCGACGAGACGGCCGCGCTGGAGAATCAGTTGAAGGCTGGCAATATCGGCCCGCTGAAGAGTTGGGGCTTGTCTACGATCAAGCCGGTTTCGCAGGCGCTCGGCGGCACCATTGGGGGAAGTGTTGGTGGCCCGGTTGGGGCAATCATCGGCGGAAATGTCGGCGGGGAACTTGGTGCCGGGTGGTCATCCAGCCTGAGACGCCGCATGAGCGGCCTTGACCTCGGTCCAGTGTCGCAGCAGTTGAGCGCCAACATGCCGCCGCCGCCTGCGGGTTGGCAACCGTCGCCTTAGCGGACCAGGTAGCCGGCCCCGAATAGGACGCAAAAGGCCAGCAGCACGTATCCATAGACGGCTATTGTGCTGCCTATTCCACGCCAGTCGGTCGCGCTGACCGGAGGGACAGCCCACGGCTCGGGCGGCGGCGGCGGCCCGGACGGCGGCGGATCTGGTAGCGGCGGCTCTGGCTGGATTGCCAGCAGTTCAGTCCATGTCAGCCGGTGTCTGCGCCTGAACGCCTCGGCCTGCAGCGCAGCGGCAGCGCGCTCGCCGGCGTGGTCGGAGCCGAGCATGCCAAGGATCGCCGCCAGGCGCTTTCGCTCGGTCGCGCTTAGGGTCACAGCAGCGCCACGCCAGCAGCGAGGCCGATCAGAATGTGCATCGGGGTGTCCTTACCGGAACGCCTGGATGAGCTCAGGCAGTCGGGCCACGATCACCGCGAATGCAGCGATCAACGCGGCCAGAATTAGCAGCCAGCCTTCTCTGCCGAACTTGCCGGTTTCGGCCCGCAGCTTGTGGATGTCCGCCAGGTCGCGGTCGATGCGGGCGATCTGCTCACGGATGTTTAGCCGGTCGCGGTAATCGTCGGGGATGCCGCCGCTCATGCTTGCTTCCCCTTCGGCTCGCGGCGCTTCAGCCAGTCGGTGATGATCTTGCGGGCCAGATTGGCCGTCGATCTGCCGTCTGCCTTGGCGGCGCGTTCCAGCGCTTCTCTGACCTCTGTCTCCAGCCGGAGACTGTAGACCTGCATGTCCGACGCTGCGTCTGTGTTGCTCATGCCTGCAAACGTAATACGACGCACGACCGGAGTAAACCGCAATCAGTATGCACCCGCTGCGGTCGCAGTATGCACAACGTGCAGGAGGCTCCATTGCCGACATCCGTACCCACGAGCCGCGAGTTCCTGGCGCTGGAGCGGCGCGTCGCCGCACTGGAGGCTGGACCGCCAGGCACGCCCGAGCATCCCATCGTCATCCCGCCATGGGAGCCACCAGACATCGACCCGCCAGACCCACCAGCCGCCGGGCAACTGCGCGCCACGGTGCTGCTGGAGGGCCAGTCGTTCGAGTTCAACGAGGCCGCCGCCTCCACCATCGGCGACTACCACGACCCGGCCGGGCGCTTCACCATGACGTGCCACCGGCTGATGCTGGACGGCTGCGACATCCGGGTGGACTTCCGCCGCATCGAGGGCTGGTCCTGCATCGTGTTCGAGCGCTCGGACGGCCTCATTGCCACGGCGCCGGTCAACCTGCCGGCCCATGTCGTGGTGATCGTCGATGACGCCGGCGGCAGCCACAGCATCGAACTGCCGGCGCACTACTGGGCGGCGCGCTGGCGCTGGCAGTCAGGGCCGTGGCCGATCCCGCTCGCCAGCGTCGATGACCTGGAGGAAGCCAACCTGCTGCCGCGCCTCGACCCCGCGGTGAACCGGGGCACTGCCCGGCCGCTGGGCGTCCCCAGCTACACCCCGATGAGCACCGCCGGGCTCACCGGCGAGATGCCGGCAACGGGCGGGCGCGCCGATATCGGCATCGTCACCGACTGGCAGGGCGAATATCTCTGCACCCGCTCGGCCGAAATGCTGGCCGGCATCATCGCCCAGGGCGAAGGCGGCGCGACCTTTCCGTGGTTCTTCCACGATCCGGCGAAGGGTCGGCAGATGGACCTGATGAACGACTGGAAATACAAGACCTGCTACTGGAACAATCAGCCGGACAATTACATCAATCGCGCCGCCGTGCCCGGTATCACCATCGACGTGTCGCACATGCCGGCCTGCGCCTACCTCCCGTTCGTGCTGACCGGCGACCCCTACTTCCTGGAGACCCAGCAGGCGATGGCGAATTACGCCTTCCTCGACACGCCGCGCAGCTGGGAGTGGGTCTACCAGATGCCTGGCACCGGGCAGACCAGGGCGATGGCGTGGGACCTGCGCACCATCATGCAGGCCGCCGCGGTGACGCCCGACGAAGTTCCCAGCTGGCTGCTGGGGAAGTCGGTGATGCGCCAGATGCTGGCGCAGTGCGTCAAGGGCCTCGACGCCATCATGCACGACGGCAACGCCCATCGCGCCGGGCTGCACAGCATCGACTGGGGGCTACCGTCCGACCCGGATCCGCCGGGCTGCTGGTCACGCCCCTGGCAAACGTCGTTCTTCGCCCAGGCTGCCGGGTGGGGCGCCATGCTGCACCCCGAGCTGCGCGCGGTCGCTGGCTACATCGCCCACAACATGATTGCACGGGCCGATGGCAAGGACTGGGATGCGTCGTTCCCGGCGCCTTATTCGCTGATGCTGCGCTCGTCGCAGGCGGATGGCGCCTGGTATGGCGACTGGGATGAGTGCTGGGCCGCCACCGCGCCGTCGCTGGGCGTGTCGCCAACTGCGCCATTCACAAACCAGATGACGACCTTCCCCGATTACCACGGCGGCTTCTACGCCGGGCTGTGCGCGCTGGCACACGCCAGGGCGGCCGGGGTGGAGGAAATCCCCGGCGAGGTGTTCGCCGTGTTGGAGCGCTATGCCGGGCAGATGACGGCGCTGCTGGATCAGGGCGGCGACAAGTTCCTGACTTGGAACAACAGCTATTCCCGATGAGCCACATCGCGGAGCGCCATGAGCACCATCTCGGCAAGGTGGTCGGCAACGGTCACTGCGTAGCCTTTGTGCGGGAAGTGACTGGCCTGCCGCAGACCAGTGAGTGGCGGCGCGGGGAACGGGTGCGTGGATCTGCCGCCGCGCGAGGCACCGCCATCGCGACGTTCGATCCCGATGGCCGCTATGGCAACCACATGGACGGGCGAAGCCATGCCGCCATCCTGCTCGCGGTGAACGAGGATGGCCTGCTGGTGGTCGACCAGTGGGTCGGCCGCACGGTGCGTGACCGCGTGCTGCCGTTCCGCGGCGGTCGGGGTGATGCGGCGAACGACGGCGACGCCTTCAGTGTCGTTGAAACCGCGTGAGACTGCCGCGCGATGTGGACATTCGCAGCCTCGCGGCGATCCTGTTCGCCTTTGTCGTCATCATGGTGTTCGGCGGTATTGCCGTAGTTGGCGTCGTGTGCCGGATCGGCGGGGATGCCACGCTCTGTCTCGGCAACAACCCGGAGGTGCTGAGTACCTTCAAGAGCCTGATTGAGAACATCGTGGCGATCCTGCTGGCGCTGATGGCCGGCACCGCCGGGCGGTCGCCACCGCCGCCGCCTGGCTGACAGCACCTCGGGCTGCATCAGCGCTCGCACACGGCGCGCCAGTCGTTCTGGCAGTCGCCATAGACCGGCGCCGCTATCGTGTTGACCACGAGCACCAACAGGATCGCCAGCAGGGTGATTGCCCAAACCATCAGTTCGCTGCTTTTCATCAGATATCGATCCAGGGCAAACAGACGGCGATATAGAGTGACGCCACGGGGGCGGCAATCGGAATCCCCGTGGCGTCCTGACCGCAGGCGGTGGTGCGCTACCGCCGGCGGCGCAGTTGGGTGAAGCCGAGTCCGATCAGGCCCAGCCCGAGAATGCCGAGCGAGGCCGGCTCGGGCACGGTGGTCTGCGAGAACGTGTCGGTGACCAGGCTGATCGCCGCGGACCCGCCGTTGGCATTGACGGCGATATCCTTGAGCACGTTCACCGAGCCGGTGTTGGAGAACGTCACGGCGTCGCTGAGCGTCACCTGTCCGGCGCGGTCGACCGTCAGCAGGTTGCTGTTGTTGCTCAGGTTCTCGGAGACCGAGCCGATACCGCCGCCCGAGAACGACGAGCCAGCCTGTACCAGCGCGGCGTCATGGATAAACACGCCGCCCGTGGGTGGCGTGACCGCGACCGTGAAGCCGATGGCGCTGTCGAGGCTCTGCAGACCGCCGACATTCCATGGCGCATTGAACTGGAAGCCGATGGCCGACGCACCCTGGTTGATCGTCGTGATGACGACCTCAGAGGCGGCGATCGGCGTTGCTCCACCACCGCCGGTGTCGGTGTAAGTGAAGTTGCTGAAGGTCTTGTCGCCGACGGTGCAGGTGAAGCCGGCCCCGAGCCATTGCCCGAGATTGGCGCCCGACAGGCAGGCGGCGGCGTTGGCGTTTACCGAAAGACCACCAGCACCCGCGAAGGCGATGGTGGCGAGCAGGATGCGTTTCATGGGAGTTCCTTGCACAAGGTGCGGGGCTAGCAAATGCAATTTCGAGTCCACCTAGGGTTGTCAATGACTTAGCTCCGCGCCTCTGGCGCGAGTGTAAAGATTTCCGACACCGCACATGCGAAATGGGGCGGGTGGTCGTAACGCGTGGTAAGCAACTTGATGGCTGATGCGTCATAGACAAATCGGCCGGTCATTGCGTCCTATAATGTCCGTTTGCGGACGGAGAACGAATGTTCGGTCACCACCACCACCACACGCCAGCCCCGATCAGGCCCCACAGCATGAGGCCGCCCACCACGCCCAGCAACACGCCAC